GCCATCTACCCATACTGGTTCTGGGCTCACTTCTTCATCTTCGTAGCCCTCGGAGACTACTTCAACGTTGATGTCTTCCTCGAGCCACTGGGGGAACTCGACCGTAGTCTTAAGGTCCCGCTTGTCAGAAAGGTAGGATGCGGCTAGGCCTATGGCCTCTTCTGTAACTTTGATACGGTATTTCTTTAAAAGCTTTGCACCATTTAGCAAATCTTTACGTTTCATTAAATACTCCCGTGGAAGGTAAGGCCAACAGCGGCTGCTGCGTGGTCTATAGCGTCTATGTATTCCTTCTCTATTGTAGGCAATTCATCCTTGAAAGCCCTCAGTAAAAAGGCTCGTTTTTGTGAACGCGGTGCCCAACGGACACCCCACTGCTCTATGTGAGACTTCCTCTTACCGCTACCGGCCACAAGCCTAACTTGGAAGCTCGAAGCAGATGGCCTAGGCTTAGCCCCGGCCCCTGCACCTGAGGACTCGGGTTTTGGATAGGCGCGTGCGATGGCCTTAGCGCCGATGCCCTTATTGGCTTGACCCAGCTCTTTACGCACTGCAGGATTGAGCCGGCCAATAGCCTGGGACAGCTCCCGGGCTCCGAGCACCTGAACATGAACTCGCATTAAACAATAACGCGGGAGATCTTAGTACCCTGAGACACGAATTCAGCCTCAACATTTGCAGCAGATCCAACATCCCCACTGAGAGGCACGTATTCCATCAGAACACAGGTACCCGTGTAGTTGGGGTTGGTAGCGCTAACAGCGGCGCTGGTGGGCCGAACCTTTATTGTGCAGTTAGCCTCGGTGTTGTAGAGGTTATACAGGGTGGTGTCAATGCTGGAGGCAGCGAAGTCTTGGTAGAAGGTGATGGCGAACTTGTCGTCATTCAGCCCAAACAAGTGCTCCTTGTTACCGCCCGAGCCGAACGTGGTTCCATCAACGTCTTCTTTGCTCATGGTGATTTCCACGCTCTTGACGTGGTCGGAGATGTTAACTGTATCCAACTCCACGTAGCAGTTCTTAAGAACTAACTTTGCCATTTCTTATCCTTAGATTTCTTGCCCGTGAGGGCTCCGGAGTACTCCTTTTGATTATACTTGTTTTCTGCCTAGGATTCTCTAGCAGAAGTTGTGGGGCGTAAAGTTGTAAAATCTCTATAGCCCACTTTACCTTATCCTTAGCCCGCTGCCCAGACGGCTGGGAATGTGACCAGAGTTCTAGGTTAGCAATTCTGTTATCTGTCCGGTTACCGTTTTTGTGGTGTACCGATTCGCCCGGCACTAGACAACGCCCTAAATACTCCTCCATAGCTAGCCTGTGCTCAGACACTAGCCCGGCCGAGTCTGCCTGCGGATGATTCGGCAAATAGAGAAATACATAGCCGGTTTTTCTTATGTAGCGTCCGCCAGTGTCTTTATAGTCCCGAATAGTTTGTAGTGTGTTACCTGCGAGCTTTCTGTAGTAGTGGGTACGGCATAGGCCGCCCCTGTGGTTGCGGCGCTCACAGGCATCTATCTGGCACACCGCGTCCATATCAGGCCATGACCTCTATTAGAATCTCTACCCCGACGTAGAGCACCCCGGAGTATTCCCAGGCATCAAACTTCCTAGCCTCCCTAACGAATACAGACTCTGCCACAGTACCGTCATTTAATGGGGGCCAACTGTCAACTACATCCTTTATATCGTTGACGCCTCCAAAGTATGACATTCTCTCTAGCTGGGCAGCTCTGTTGTTGATTGGGGCTATAAGCACCCTAGCGAGCAGCGTCCAGTTCTCGTGCCCGCGACCCATGGCTGTGTTAGCCCACTCGACCCGGTCGGCCTCTATAACTACGGAAGGGGGTTGAATCTGGTCTGGTGGATAGCCCCAGGCGCGAACTCCGCCTGCAAGGCCGTTGATTGCGTCTGCAATAGATTGCGTTATCTTCTGAAGGTTAGCCATTACATACCACTAACCGCGAAGCGGGTTATACTCTTCAGCATCTCAGCCACATCCGGGTCCTCCCGCACAATACGCGCAACGGTGCCTTCGATGCCGCCTGAGGTAACAATCCCGAATGGGGCCTCACGTACACGCTTCATGACTCTGCTGGCAATAATGGTTACAGCTTCTTTTATCTGCCCAGGAACTTCTGGCCAGCCGTAGCGCCCAGTTAATTTAACGTAACGGTAAGGCCTATCCAGGATAAGCCGGGTGTACGGCCTACCGTCGGCTGGGGCATTTAGGGGGTAAGGATCGTAGTCTGTGTACGTAGTAAAAGTGTCTGTTCTAGAGGAGGCTACTGTAACAGAGGTTATGGACGTTATATCGTCCACGAAGACAGCGTAACCAACGCCCTCGTAGTTCCGAGTCTCATCGACAGAGCCCAGCCAGTAACGCTTCCTGTTTGTTTTAACTTCAACAACACGAGAGGCGGCCTCAAGGGCCATAGTACAAGTGCTGTCAGTAGACGAGTCTGGGATGCTTAGGTCTGACTTAAAGGAGGCTAAATCTACATAAAGTACCACCGCTAGTCCTCCTTTTTAGCTTTCTCCCTTTTAGTGGTGTACCGGCGTTCGCCTGGCACATGCGTAGCTTCCTCGACAGGACTCTCTACCCGCTTGAAAAACTCCGGGTGATCCTGCACCAGAATGTGGTCTGCCGGCAGCAGTGTTCTATTTAAGTAAAGCTCGTAGGGCTCACCATTTATATAAACTGTTCCAGCAACCACAGAGATGTAAGAATCAGACATTACTTGTCCTTAGGTTTACTTGGCTTATCGCTCTTGGGTGCCTTGTAGCGTGGCTCGATCCGCTTCCAAAGCTCTGGGTGCTTTTTTACTAATTCGTGGCCCTCTTCAGCAATAGTCTTACCGGCCACAATCACGTGGCGTACCCCAGACAGAATTACCGCTCCTGTGCTTTTTGCTATATACAGAACTGACATTACATCTCCTGTTAGAGAGCCGGCCCTGCCCGCTCGCCCTGTAGGACAAGGTTTGGGCAGTAGCCGGCTGATTTATTAGGCAGCAGCCTGCAGAACTCGGAATGCGTTGTCATCCAAGATCTTGGAGCTGTTGAACCAGATGGCGTTGATTGCACGCTCGCCAGTCCATCTGCGGTTAGTTCCAAGCACGTGGGGCCGAACTTCGACACTCATGCCGAGCTGGTCCACGATCAGGAACCGAGAGAAGTCACCCAAGACCATCCACTTTTTGGAACCCGTGGCTGCCCATGCTGGGACCGCGGATGCCTTGTAAGCGGAGTAGCCAAACAGTTCGTCTGGTTTACCATCAACCATGCTAACCCACGGGTCGGCAATGCCGGCTGTGCGAGCTAGTTGGCGGATCTGGATGTATGTTGACTTTGCAGCAAGGAAGCTAGCGCGGTCCTCATACCGAGAAGGCAGTGCAGCTTCTAGGAGCTCCACGTCGGTAAGTTCCTGAGTAGCTCCTGAAGCAACGAGGGAGCCCGCTGCGATAGAGCCGATGATGCCGCCTGGGTTTACACCAGTACCATCACCTGTGATGAAGGAATCCTCTTCACGGTTTTTGGCATCTTCAAGAACGGTGGCAACCTCTGCGCGGAACCGGGGCCAAGCAGTGTCAAGTTTGACGCTGAAAGGAACCTCGGCGATGACTCGCTGTGCCTGTACGGTGGGCTGGGCAAGGACAAAGCTGTTGTCCGCTGCTTCAGCTGATTCGGTGGATCTGGATACTGTGACGCCTGCGGAGGTTAGACCTTCCCATTTGCCGTTAGTAACTTTCTCCACGCGCGCGATCTGGCGGATTGGGTTCACATTGCCATCGTTGGTGAGGAGGACGGTTGGGTCCAACTCGAATGGGACTGCGAAGCCACCAGCGGTGTCTGTACCAACAGACATTGCGCGTTGCTCTTCACTAGACAGAGCGTAAGCACCGCTCATGAGAAGCTTACCGAATGCCCGGTCATATGCTGGGCTTCCTGTGGTAAGAATTCTCCGAGCGAGGGTCTTGTCGTTGTCGTCTGAGTCTGACAGAAGCTGCTCAACGTGTTCGCGAGTAACTTCACGGCTCTGGCCACCAACCTCAACAAAGCGGGCTTTATCGGCTGCTCTGCGGGCGTTGTCGGTCAGACGTGCGCGGAAGTCTTCATCTGAAGATGCTCCTGCACGAACCGCGTGGATGTCATAGATTTCTGGTCCATGGCTACGAACAAAGGCTGGGGCTTTAGGGGATCCGGTTTCGGTTGCACCGGCTACACCTGAAAGTTCGCGAAGCCTGTTGTTCCGCATTTCCAGTTCTTTAATTGCGTCCTGATGTTCGATGACCTCGTCGTTCCAAGAAAGCCATTGCTCACGGGCATCGCTGTCCATGGGGGTGTCTTTCCATTGTTCGTCGAGCTCGGCGATAGACTTGGTAAGCTCTGCTACCCGGTCACGCCGTTCATCTAGGTTTTTGATTTCCATTATTAGAAACTCCAAGTAGTTTGTTTAGTTCTCTTCGGGGGGAAGTGCCAGTTGGCGGATTCCCGAGAGCTGCTGGAGTGGCATTCAACCGGGTCTTTCGCTCTACTATCTATAATAGCTTCATTCGCCGGCTCTTCGGTAGGGGACTCGTCTTCCCGGACCTCTGTACCAGACTCATCTTCTACCTCGGCAACAGAGGCGTCGTGTTCTTCGCGCGAAAGTATGTCTGCCACTAAGCGCCTTACTAGAGCATCCTGCTCGTCCTCGTTCAGTCGAGCAAGCATCGAACGAACCCCAACGGAGGTTGCCTCATAGGCGGGGAAGACAACAGGGCCTAATTCAAACAACTCTACTTCTCTTATAATTCTTAGGTCTGGGTCTGAGCCCCGCTCGCCACTGGTGTTGGCCCAGTCTTCTCTAACAACACGGAACCGGAAAGACATACCATCGATTGCTCCACCTTCGATTGCCTGGCGGATAGGTTCTACAACCGGGTTATCGAATAGGCGGGCAGAAACCCAGAGCCCTTTGGCGTCTTCGCGGATCTCTTGAATAGAGCCAATGGGAACTGAGCCAGTGCGAAGGTCGTGGCCATGATCAAACTGGAGTACAGGCATACGAGCGTTGATGGTGCGCTTGAATGCCCCTGGAGCAATCTCTTCGTTGAAGGAACCTTCCCAGGAGTCGATCTCTGTTCTCTCGTTGAATACCGCGGCGTAACCCTCAAGGGTTCTTCCGTCGCTCACGGATTCCGGGGTAAA